GGGGAAAAAGTCAAAAGGTACGGCTTGTTTGCCTCTTCGTAAAGCCCGTCGTGAATCTTTATGGAGATGTATTCTACCTCGCTCATAGAGATACCCGCTTGCTGGAGAGCGAACAGACTGCGATCGGATATCCTCATGTGTTGCTCAGCGTCGAAGCTATATATTATGCCTTGCTTCTCCACTTGCCACTGGTTTTCATTGGGTTTGTAGAATGGTCTATCGTTAGTACCAAGCTTTCCCAAATCGTGGTTGATTGCAGAGAAAACCAGCTCTTCTAGCGTATAAGTTGGTTTTTGCCCGAAGCGTTCCCAAACTTTGTGCATAATCAGTGATCCCTCTACAACTCTTAAAACATGGTCCAAATATCCACCGGGAAAACAGTTGTGATGAGTGAGTCTAGACGATGCGGGACTAGTTGCAAGAGTCTCTTCTATTGATTTATAGAATGCTTTCAATTTTTTACCCCTTTCACCAGGTACGTAGTCGTCTATGAACTTATAGAACTTCTCTAAGTTTTGCGAAATCTTTTCAGCAGATAGTTGTGTCATAACCCTTGTTTTTTATTTTAGCTCCACTCTTCGTTTTCTCTATTAACTAGAACTTCTGCTTCCAATAGCTTTTGTTCCATTTTTTGAAGCTGTTGAAGCAGCTCTTCACGACTTCTATTGGTTGAAATGAGAGCTTTTTCTCCGTTGATTAGGATTTGAAGCTCTTGTAATTTTTTTAGTACTAGTTGTTTTTGTCTCATGCTTTTAAATTTAATCGATGGGATACGTAATTCAATAAACTATCTGTCGAGTGCGTAGGTATAAGTTTAATCCCGTTTCTATTATACGATCCTGCTATCATTGTGTGATAATTATCGGTCAAATAATAAATCTCTAGTAGATTATCCTCTAAATCCTGGATGAGGATCATGGGATATTGTGTGGATCCTGTTAAAGCCTCGAGGTTATCACAGTTCTGAGGATCCTTATCGCAATCAGAGAATTCATAGTCGATGTCACGTTGTTTTAGATTCGTTTTTAGAGTCTTGCATTTTCCACAATCACTCAGGCCTACCATCTTTATTTTCATAGTCTTCAAAAAAATCTTTATCTATTAAACTTAAAACTCTGTACCACATTTGCTTCTCCTCTTCAGTGAAATTGTCGTATTCCATGTTCAAATAAAAATAGATAACATCCAGCTCTTGTTCTGTTAGCTCTCTATTCTCTATATTAAGCTTATCTAGTATATTTTCCATCTAGCTGTGTTGCTTCCCCCAGGCAAAATTAAAGCTCAGTAACTTATAAATACAAGAAAAAAAATCTAGTGCGCACACTTTTTTTAGTTTTTTGCTTTGCATAATGGAATGTATTACATTATACTCATATGGATCAACAAGAGTTACTAGTGCTTGGACTTTTAGAGTCCGTTCTAGGCAAAGGCAAGAGGGATCGCAACACACCCAACTACTCTTTCCATTGTCCTGTCTGCAAGCACCACAAACCAAAGTTAGTCGTCAACGTCCTAACCGGTCAATACAACTGTTGGACGTGCCACCCTCCGACAAAAGGTAAGACTCCCGTGTCGCTTCTTAAGAAATTGGAAGCACCACCCGAGAAACTCATTGAAATGAAGGGTTACTTCAAGAGCGATCGCACTAACGTGGAAGATGTGAAGACAAATAGAGTGTGGCTGCCCGAAGAGTTCTTATCGCTTGCTAAGCCGGATTCTTCGCTTGAAGCACGCCACGCTATGGCGTACCTAAAAAACAGGGGCATCACAGAGAAAGACATTGTCAAATACAACATCGGTTACTGCAAGAAGGGTCGCTATCGCAACCGCATCATAGTCCCATCGTACAATAAAAACGGTGACGTGAACTATTTCATAGCGAGATCGTTCGAGAAAGATCCCACAAGAAAGTACGACGCGCCTTCTGTGCAAAAGACTGAGATCATCGGACTAGAATACTTCGTCAATTGGTCCGTTCCAGTCATACTTTGCGAAGGCATATTCGATGCGATAGCCATCAAACGCAACGCAATTCCTCTCTTCGGTAAAACAATTCCCAAGTCACTAATGTTAAAATTAGTTGAGTCTCAGGTAAAAACAGTATATTTAGCTCTAGACAAGGACGCTCTCAAGGAAGCGCTAAGTTATTCGGAAAACCTTTTGAACCTCGGCAAAGAGGTTTACTTGATCGAACTAGAAGGAAAAGATCCTTCCGATCTAGGTTTTGAGAACATGACTAAGCTTCTTCACAGAGCGAAACCCCTTTCATTCGGAGAGCTCATGATAAAGAGAATGCAGTTGCTATGATAGAAATCGAAAAGTCGGGACTTCCACTTTCCCGAGTAGAGCGCATACACCACATATCTGACATACACGTACGAAACTATAAAAGACACGGGGAATACAACCGCGTGTTCGAAAACCTGTACGCCAAGATAAAGTCAAACCTGACTGATCACGATCTCATAGTCCTAACAGGCGACATAGTCCACTCAAAGACTGATGTCACGCCTGAACTGTTCGAAGAGGTTCAAAAGTTCCTCAACAACCTATGTAAGATCGCCCCGGTGTTGATGATTCCCGGTAATCACGACGCGAACCTAAACAACTCACATCGATTAGATGCGCTTACACCTATAGTTAACGCGCTCAACAACCCGAGGTTGGAGTACTGTAAAAATTCCGCCATACTTAGGCTCGCTAATGTGGATTTTTACCACTGGTCTGTGTTTGATGATAAGAAAAACTATCCACTTCCCTTTGAAGACTCGCAGACAAAAATAGCTCTATTCCACGGACCTGTCAACAATTCGATGACAGAGGTCGGTTTCAAAATAGAGAACGACGACATGAAAGTCGATGACTTCAAAGGCTTCGATTTGGTCCTGTTAGGTGACATTCACAAGACGCAGTTCCTGAATCCACAAAAGACCATCGCTTATCCCGGTTCTCTTATTCAACAGAACCACGGAGAAGAGCGTGAGCACGGTTACCTACTTTGGGAAGTCAAGAGTCGTTACGTAGAGTTCGTAAAAGTAGAGAACGATACCGCATTTTACACTGTAGACGTAGAGGGCGGCAATTACAAAGCAATAGACGAGACACTTCCTGAAAACGTTTACTTGAGAGTTAGGTTCAAAAACACCGACCACTCAACGATGCGCCAAGTCGCTGAAGAGATCAGGAGGCAAAAGAACGTTCTTGAGCTCACAACGCAGAGGATAAGCACGTTCTCAAGCAAAGAGAAAACTGTACAGAGTTCCAAAGGTATAGACTTCAGGTCAGTAGAACAACAAAAGGATCTCATAACCAAGTTCCTAAAACAGAAACATAACCTGAAAGACGAGGATCTGACTAGGGTGCTAGAGATTAACGACCAAGTCAACCGATCGCTGAAAAAGACAGATGTGCCCAGGAACTCTATGTGGATTCCTAAGCGCTTCGATTTTGATAACATGTTCAGCTACGGTAAAGGCAACTACGTAGATTTCACTGACATGAAGGGAACCTACGGAATGTTCGCTCCTAACGCTAGTGGTAAGTCTACGCTGCTTGACTCTTTGACTTATTGTTTATTCGATAAATGTACAAAGACAAGTCGTGGACACCAAGTTCTCAACTCCAGCAGCAATACGTTCTATTGTAAACTGAACTTCGAACTGAACGGTCTAGACTATTATATAGAGAGATCTGCGCGAAAACAGAGCAACGGAAACGTAAGGGTCGAAGTTGACTTCTACTACATAGACGAGAAAGGCGAGAAGGTATCGCTGAACGGTAAGGATCGATCCGACACAAACGGAAACATAAGAAACCTTTTAGGAACCTACGAAGACTTTGTGCTAACCACGCTGTCAACGCAGACTAATAACTCGGGTTTCATAGACATGAACCAAAAAGATCGTAAGGATTTGTTGAGCCAGTTCATGGACATCGGTGTTTTCGAAGAGCTACACAATATAGCCAACGAAACGGCCAAAGAAAACGCAGCAGTATTGAGACACTTTCAGAAAATAGACTACGAAGCTACGCTATGTGAGACCGAGAGAAAGTTAGAAGAACTAAACAAAGATTTAGATCGTCAAACCATAGAAAAAAATCTATCTGATAGGGACAGAACCAAACTCAACGATAAGCTAGAAGAGTTGGTTAAGCAGCTTGAGAAGGTAGATACGTCAGTAATAGATGAAGAGGCCATAAACAAAAACCTTAATACATCGAAAGATAAGTTGATAGATCTCAATAAGAAGAAGCAAGATGTGACCGTTGAGTTGCATGCTATAGCCATTGAGATAGATGAACTTAAGTCTATGATAGATAGCGTAGACGAGAGCTCTCTAAAGGAAAAATTGGACACATGCAGATCTCTCAACGTAGAGTTGGGCTCGATAAACCTAGAACGTCAAAAACTTTCCGATCACATTTCCCACAAGTTGGACAAGATGGGAAAATTGAAAGAGCTAGAATATGATCCCGATTGCAAATACTGCATGGGCAACGTATTCGTTAAAGATGCAATCACTGCAAAGGAACAGATCAATTCCGATAAAGAAAAACTCAAAGCACTAGAGGACAAACAAAAGTTACTTAGCATAGAGGTATCTAAGTGCGGAGCTGTCGATTCCATAAAAGAGTCTTACGAGAAGAACAAAAGAGATCTATTAAAACTAAAGAGCGAGGCATCCGATCTGTATCTGCAGCTTGAAAAAATCAATAGTCTCGTAAGCAAAGAGGAAACTGCTATAAAGGATTGCGAAGCTAAACTAGAGTTGAGAAAGAAGCAACTCTCTTTGATCAAAAAGAATGAGATAACCAACAAGAAGATAGAGGACACAAAGAAGGATCTTAAGACGCTAGACTCTGAATTAAGAATTTTGAATGCTACGCTTTCTGATATCAACGCACAAGTGAAGATTGCCGAGAAGAGCATAAATGATCTAAAAAGCGAGATAGCCAAGCGCAAAGAGTTGGAAGCCTCTCACCAGTTCTATCAGTATTACTTAAATGCTACGCACAGAGACGGTATACCTCACGACATCATATCCGTCACCATACCTCAGATCGAAGACGAAGTCAATAACATACTTTCTCAACTCGTGGATTTCAAGATCCTGTTCGAAACTGACGACAAGAATGTCAACGCATACATAGCTTACAGTGAAGATAAGTTCTGGTCCTTAGAGCTTACATCAGGCATGGAGAAGTTTGTGTCATCATTGGCCATCAGGACAGCTTTGATCAATATATCTACGCTTCCAAGACCCAACTTTATTGCCATAGACGAAGGCTTTGGATCACTGGATAAAGGCAACTTAGGTTCCATGTCACTCCTGTTCGAATATCTAAAGACCCAATTCAAATTCATAGTGGTAGTATCGCACATCGGATCCATGAGGGACGTTGTGGACGATCACATAGAGATCCATAAAGTGGATGGAAGATCCTCCGTTATGCACGGTTGACCATATTTATTCACATGGGTATAACAGTATTGATTCCTGGAGGATTTAAACCTCCCCACGCGGGTCACCTGGATTTGGTGAATAAGTATGCCGCGTATCCAGAAGTTGACGAAGTCAGAGTACTTGTCGGACCTTCCGAGAGAGACGGCATAAACAGAACTCAATCATTGAGGGTTTGGAAAGCTTTACCGACTCATCCGAAAGTAAAAGTAATACCCGTTAATACAGACAACCCAATGGTTGCTGCGTACGAATCTGTTCTTAATCTACCTCCCAATGCTAAAGGCACTTATGCACTGGGATCCAGTTCAAAGGGTGAGGATGCAATAAGATCCAAGCAGTTCGTAAAATCTATAGAGGCATACAAAACAAAAGCCACTAGAGATGGTAAAATGACTCCGAAAGGGGTAAAAGCGGTAGAATTACCGGTGGATACCAAACCTCTATTATACAAGGGAAGAAAGGATGATCTAAATAGCAAAGGCATCAGTGCCTCAGTTCTTAGGAAGGACCTTGCTGATCCGCAAGGCAAGATCAATTTCTACAGCAATTATCCTGGAATAGACAAAGGTACAGTCGATCAGATATACGACATACTCAGCGCTAAAAAAAAGAAGATCAGAGAGTCGGCTCTTTTTGGTCAATTGCTTGAGAATCTAGCAGAAAAGAAACTTTTGGCGATATCCATACTTAAGACAGTAATCACAGAAGGTGGTGCTGCTGGTCACATGGCTCATCCATTTGATCTATCTTCGGTTTCTACGGGTAGAGATCTGATCAAAGTTTTCGAAGACACTGCAAAATTCTTACAAAGAAACGAAGTGCCGGTAAAAATAGACGGCATCAACTCTTCCATACGTCTTACAAACATAGATGGAACGAAGCAATTCGTACTCGATAGAGGATCTAACAAACCGTTCGATGTAAAAGGCATGACTTCTGCTGATTTAGAAAGCAGATTCGGTGCAGGTCACGGTATGATAAAAGTGGGAGGCAACGTTTTAGACATATTTAACGAAGCTCTTCCTTCCATAAAAGGACCCCTTTCTAAACTTGGCATGACTAAGAATCCCAATCTCATGCTCAATATAGAATATGTAGAGGGTCAATCAAACGTACAGCAATATGAAGGCAACTTCATAGTTATACACAATCTGCTTGAAATAAAACCAGTCACGCCAAAGAGAAGAGCAACAGAGGAAGTGCCGTATTCAGAGCAAGATCTACAAGATTTAGTCGATAAACTAAAACCTATAGCCAAGAAAAAAGGATTCGAGGTATTTAACGTGATACCCGCTAAAGTGGAAAATCCCGTTAACTTCAGTTCAGCACTATCAGAGACTTACACTGTAAACTATTCAAAAGGTAAAAAAGAAACCAAATCCCTAGCTCAGTGGTTGTCCTCAGCGAAGAACACAAAGGGACAGAAACTAAAACTGAAAGACGGTAGAACTGTAGATGCTCTGAGCAAACAAGTGTTTATGTGGATAAACAGCGGCAAACCAGTAGATCAG